GAACAATTTGGCGTTAATTCAGCTACTAGCGAAATCGGCCATGGATTGGTCGTCCCTGAAAGTGTTTTAGAGGCAACTGTGCGATTCAAAACATCTCGGAATGTCAACACGCAATTTGCAGTGCCACTTGGGAAAGCAATGGAGAAAGAAGTTTGACGATAAGGCTCGTCAGGAAGTGATCTATCTCCCACAATCTGCCCAAATTTGTTATACAACAATTGCGCGTATTTTGACGCAAACCACACTGCATCATCATTGGAGACAGCGGCGGATGTCAAAGCTCCTAGCCTCCACTGCCCACTTCCATGGGAAAAGAAAATTGTACCGCTGGTGACGCCACTGGCAATCACGCCGCTTGCGACTGCATATGCGTCGAATCTGGCAAGTCGTATAGACGTGGTTCCTGCAGGGATAGGTCTATCCGTCGTAATCTGAGTGCGCGTGCCATTAATTGCTATAACGTGCGTATTGAAAATTCCAGCACCAATAACTCTCACGCGTCTCCCTGACAAGTAATCAGTCGTTCCGTTAAGCTCATTGGAGAGGTCAGGGAACTCTTGCCCAAGCGCAATTTCTAGCCTATTTGATGCTCTCAAGGCAACGGAAATTGGCGATGAATTGGCCCTGCTTAAGCTAGTGCCATTGCCATAGTAATAATGCTCGCCAGTGTAATATTCATTTTCTTGAAAGACAAGATCAAACCGCGCAGCAACAGAAGAATACACTCCAAGTCCCACGGGGAAAACAATCTTTTGATTGTTCACTCCATTAATGTTGATCTTCATTTGCAGGCCAAGAATGGACCTACCAGCGGCATCAATGTTCCTCAGTTGGCTTTGTCCAGTGGAGCCCATGGTGAGAGTGCCATCGTCTCCTCCGTCAATGTAAACGCTGCTTCCATATAAATTAATGAACGCTGCACTTGGCGCGCCTGCAGTGGTATAAACTTGCGTAAATAGCTTCATATAAGCACTTCGCAAGCTTGGCTGAGTGAATTGATTTTCCGCAAGAATACGATGCAGCCTCACCCATCGCCCTTCTCCCACGCCGTCTGGAACATAAGCCAAGAAGCTTGCGCCCACGGCTCCATACCAACTAAATTCAATCTTGTACATTGTCACTTTGGCGGGATCAAGTCCCCATCCAGTGCGACCTTCCCCGACCAAAAGCTTATCGCCATTCCAATTGTCCCTTGCCACTTTCAAAGTGCCAAGGCCAGGGGATGTACGAACAATGTATAAATCAGTGCCGCGTTCTAGTTGAAAGTAATATCCATCGCCATAGTCATTTGTGCATCCCCATTGAATCACTTCATCTTCGTAATTGCTTTGAGTGGACATTCTTACGCCCATCGTGAAGCCTGTTACGCGACCGGGCTGATAACGGAACGCTCGTTTGCTAGCCAAGGTGAGGACCATGGAGCCATCGCCATAGTTCCCAGGAAAACGCCCGGTTCCATCGTCGGAAGGATAGGTGAAGCTCCTTTCAGGGGGATATACATACAATTGAATGGCACTTTCGGCTGGCAAGTGCCGTGCGTAGTAGCCAAAATCTTCATTAAAAGTATAATCAACTGGGTCGTAATAATATTTATACCCAGCAAAAGACGGCCCCGTGATAAACTCTTTGGGGTTGATGTCGTAAATATTAATTGTATCAAACAAAACCTTTGCGGTTTCGCTTCTTGGTATGCCAAGAAGACTCACTTCCACCTCGCTCGCTTGACGGTTTACTGGGTCAACATTTACAGCATAGTCTGAGTCGTTTGTAACAACAATGGGAGTGCAATCAGTGCCAGTAGATAGCACGAGCGTTTCTTCAATGGTAGAAGTCAGCGTTTCCTCAGAGATCACATCAATTAATGACTGACCAGTGGCAAAGTCAACTAACTCCGTTTCAACATCAGTTAGTCCAGCGGGACTTGCGTCTTCGGGAATTTGATAGTAATTGGCAATATCATCTTTATAGGGCACAATGATTGCTCCTCACACCTGCTCTTCCCACGTCAAGCTCGCACTTGTGGAAGTCGTGCCAGACGCAGATCGTGCAAATACATAAAGGCTATCGCCTTGAGCTGCAGTCAATGGATAAGACAAGTAGTCTTTGTTGTAAGCAAAATATGGAGACAAGTCAATGTCATAGCCACCAGCGCCAACAAAGAAAGTGGCAACAGTAGTGCCTCCGCTTACCGTGGTAATTCCAGAACTGAGAGTAGCTTCAACAGGACTCAAGGCAGCAACTGATGTAAAAGATGGAGTGCCGGATACGACAGTGGGATTCTTGATTAAAGTGACTACGGCGCGAGCCTCAGTTCCAACACCAAGTCGAGTGGGATAAACTTGCATCCTATTACGGATAGAGTTGATGGTACTTTTAGTGCGCAAAGCCAAAAGCATTGTTCCGCTAGTAGTAACACTTCTATCGCTGGTATTGCTTTGGGAACGCGCTGTAACTGTTCCTTTGTCGCCACCATCAATATAGTAAGACGCGCCGTATTTATAGAGAGAATTGACACTTGCGCCAGTGCCCTTCTGAACCAAATAAGTGATAGGGAGAGTTGGGTTTGCAAGGCTAGGACTTGTTAGCTGATTAGACGCTCGTATATGGTGCATCCTCACCCACCTAGCTTCCCCCGGCACAGTGGCGTCTGGCACATAAGCAAGAAAATGCCCGCCCACAGCCCCATACCAACTGTATTCAACTTTGTACATTGTCACCTTGGAAAAATCAATATCCCAAACGCTATCGCGAAGAACGGGATTATCACTTTCGTCAGTGACTTGAGTGCCATCTGTATAAGTAATGATAGGATTAATGGCGGTATTTCCAACAGAGAGAGTAAAGCTAGAGTTGCCTGGAGTCCTGTCGGAGTAATACTGAGTGCGACTTAGCCCGTCAAGTCGGTCGTGGCTGAAAAACTTACGAGGCACTCGATATTCATAGGTGTAGCGGTAATCATTGGGGACAGTCAAATAAGAAGCCGCAACAGTCGTATTACCATCCGAAGATGCGTTGAGCCCAATGTTGTTACCTGAGCCCCTAAGGCTAAGGTCAAACAATGCTGCATGTATGTAAGTAAGGCCAGCTCGTACAATTACTAAATCTGTACCAGCAACGCCTCTATCCCCATCAACCAAATTTGCTGTGCGAATGCCTGGCTCATTGCTTTCCATTGCGCTAGTACGCCTAACACAATAACAGTTAAACTCCTTATCGACTATGGCAGTTTGGCCGCCTCCCTGCACTTCAAGGTAGTAGCCATCTTTCTTATCAAACGCACCAAACTTTTTAAGGTCAGTCAAGACGGCACTAGTGCTAGTCCTAACGCCAAAAGTGGCTGCACTTACACGTCCTGGCTGATAACGAAAGAAACGCTTGCTGCTAAGAATTTCGTAATTGTTATTAATGGCAGACCCCAGGCTAACTTCTGCTGCGCTTTCAGAAGGCAAGTGAGTGACGGTGCCACCTCCTTCTGATGCCCATTCATTAGGGTTGACATCGTAAGTAGTGACATCAGCAAACAAACCCAACGCCACTTCAGCACGAGGAATGCCAAGCAAGCTCATGCTAACTTCACTAACCTGCTGGTTTTGAATGGCAACTGGAATGGCATCTTGGTCTGCAGCGATGACCACTGGAAGGCTGCTAGCAGCGGGCTGAGGGCCTGGGGGAATAGGAGCAGTGCGTCCTACTGTTACAACTGCTACGCCTTCTTTAAGATCAGCCATGATGCCTTATGGGAAACAATTTGAAAGAGTTTGGCCGACATAAACATTGCCTGCCACCACTGTATCTTGCTTTAGTCTATAAACACTCCCGCCGATACTGGCGTCAGTGATGCCTGAAAGCGTTGGTACGGTGAAAGAATATGGCGCTTGGTACGAAATATTAGTTAGATCGCTGTAGATACGAGCGCTAGTGCCGTTGTAATTAATGCTTGATTGACCAGTGCCGCGAAAAATAGTTCTTTCTGTCGATGCCAACGTGTGATTTGTTTGCGAAATAAAAGTGCCTCCACTTGCTGAAAACAAACCAGCCACGCGCTCTTCGCTTTCAATGCGAACATCCCAAACCAATGGAGAAGACAATGATTCCGCTGTATAAGCTGAAGGGAAAAATGTTCCTCCCACTGATGCCGACTCGCCATAGGCATCCCAAATTGTGGCAGTTTCTTCAGACGTAAGCCAGAGTCGCACCTTGCCGCCTGTAAGAGGCTCTTGTTTTTCAGTGTTGATAGTTGAAACTAGGGAGACAGAATTACCAGCACTTTTCTTCCATACTGAGGCGCATACTTGCACCGCAGTTAAATCTAGGGGCAGCCCATCACTGTCTTGCAAGAGCAAGCTGAAGCCATCGAAATAATCCCTTCGCAACAAGTAAAGGTCCAACTGAGAAGCCAAACTCGTAGAAAGGAAAGTGCTCATGCTACGACTTCCCTGTAAGAAAGCATGACGGTATAAACAGTAGAGCCGCTTACGACGGCATTAATTTTTTCGCTGACTACGCTTTCAAAAAGTCCCAAGCTATTAGCTTGCGTCAAGTTGCCATCGGCTCCTAGATGGAAAGGAGGCGTCTTGTCCGCCGTACCGCCTGTCTGAAGCTTTACAGTGCAGCCCGACAAGGAAGTGATGGTCATTGCCATTACGCGCAGTTTGCTGCCGCTCACCGCCGTCACCACGTCTACGTTGCCACTCGCTGAAACGAAGGCGCTCTTTAGGGCGCTAGTGAAAGCATCGTTATGGACCAGGTACGGGTCGGAATCGCTGCCAGCTCCAGTAGCCTTGATATAAGCAGCGTTGCCAACTGCGTCAAGTCCGTAAAGATTGGCCATATCAGAGCACTAAGAAAAGGAAGCGTTGGTTGGGCACAGTAGCACCATTGCTATATCTTACAGTTTGACTGGCTGTAAAATCAAACACGAGAGGGCTGCTTAGTTCGACAATGCTAAGAGAGAACGGCGAACGTTTCCCATTAACTCCAATTGTAGCAATGCGTAGGCGATACGCAGCGTTGCTTGCATATACGTCGGAGGGAAATCTAATATAACTAGCAGAGGTGACGCCAATGTTGATCCATGCACCGTCAACAATATTCAAATATTCCACTTCAAAGCCAGCAATTAATGGATTGTTTTCCAAGGGTTTCCAGCACACGCCTGGCATTATTCCATTCAGAATTGAATACGCTGAATACTGAGGAAATTTCCAAGTTGCCTCGTTATAGGCCATTACTGATTTACCTCCAAAATAATACTGCCATTGTTCACGCTAGGAACAATTTGAGGGCCGGCAACAGAAGTGCGAGATAGTCCGAGAGTGGTAGACGAGTCCGTTCCGGAAAACTTAGCAGGGTCATATTCAGTAGCAAAAATAGTTATCTTGCCACTGTCTTCATTGATGGCTCCCACTCTGTAAGTCTCGTAGCCCTCGCCGTCCTCCTGTAGCACCCACATGCCCCCCGCAACGGGCACAGATGACAATGGTGGGGAAATGGTTATTACTGATGCCTCGCCTGCCCCATTGGTCACTGTACGGCTTTGCACAGCCCCACTCTCAAGGGTGACGGTTAAGGAATATGCCTTTGCCGTTATGAAAGTAAATGGCGCGTCAATGGTGATGGCAGATGTTGTTGCAGTAACAATGCGCCCACCGAAGCGTTTCCCTTGACGTGCAGGATCTGCAATGCCAATAATCTCTCCTGGTAAAATAAAATTACCTTCAGTGGCAACTTTGAACGACACCGTAGAAGTTTCAAGTTGGTTAGTTAATAGCATCCATCTTCCAATGCGCTGCGCTTGCCCTTGTGAAGTGGTGCCCATTGCTCGCACTTCCATCTCTTGAATGCCATAGCGAGTTATGCCATTGCGGTCTTCCACGTATTCAATCTTTTCTTTGTAATTATCAGCAGGATCATTCCAGCTCACAAGGGCAACAGTTTTGCGGGCTTTACGAGCTGATCCTTCATAAAGAAAAGGCGGCTCCGTTACTGCTCCTCCATCGTCTACTTCTTGAATGACATTGGCGGGAGAAAATATCTTAGAAACGCTTTTAGGGCGGTCTTGCACTGCAACAATGGTGCCCTCAGCGAAGTAAGTTAGCCCCCTGAAAGAAGCGGCCAAAGCATTTAACACTTCATACGCCTCGCCTCTGTCCGTAACGTAAGCGTTGAAAGTCAGACGAGGCTCCACGCCTCCCGAGCCATTAGGCACAAGCTCATCGCAATATTGAGCAATGGGGAACAAGCTATATCTATCCACTTGAGTTGCATCAATAAACTCTCCTGCCCCATAGCGCGTATTAGTAAGCAAGTCATAAAAAATCCACGCAGGATTATTTGTCCAGTTTGTCTGAAAAGTGCCGTCCCACACTCCAGAATATACCCTCGTGAAAGGGTTGTAATTGGAAGGAATTTTTACTTTTACGCCTAGCATCTCTGCCGCTATTAAGGGCACTCCAGTGAAATTTTCAGCGCCAATCTTGATGCCAATAAGGGCAGAGTTTGGGTAGCGGAAAGAGCGATCAATGATGCCAACAATACCTTTGAAAAACAAATCGTCTGAAACTGCTGTGCTTGTTGGGTCTTCAGTAAGACGCTCAACTGTTACCACCCACGGGCCAGTGCCAGAAAGTTTGTATTCGTATTCAAAATCAACAGGCCCCCGTGACTTACCAGTGATAGAAATATTTTCATTGACAAAATCAGAGCCGCCAATGGGACGAATTTTTATATTGAATGAAACAGTTTTGCCCTTAACATCGCCATTGCCTTTGTCAAGAAAGAATAAAGCTCCAATACCTATTCGCACTCGTAAACGGCTAAAATTGCTTGCAAATGTAGTGCGAGAAATGGGGCCACTGGAGCGCACTAAGCGCAATCCTACGCTTTGCTCTGCCCTTACATCATCAAATCCAGGCATGGGATCTTGATCCTGGGTGCCCACCCGATAATCAACTACAACTGCCCCAACTTCTCCCGTGATAGTTCCGCGTTGCAAGCCAGGAATGCTTGCTGAGATGGCAGGGACTAAGCCTCCCTTGCCATTGGCATTATCAGCACTTCCCGTGAAAAACTTTGACACTCCATAGTTAAAACTTCCGTCTATATTTTTAATTGGCGTGCCATCAAGGAAAATCTTGGTAAGTGGATCTACGCTTGG